TACTTTTGTTAGTATGTTTACACTAAAATCACTTTTCAATAAATCTGTAGCTATATTTCCAGCACCTATAGGTGGTAATTGTGCATAGTCAAATACTATTAATACTTTACTTCCATTTTTAATTGCTTTTAATAATGATAAAAAGATAGAACTATTAGCCATACTTGCTTCATCTAAGATTATAATATTTGATAACAACTGATTTTCCTCATTATATAAAAAATCTTTACCTTTAAACCCTAATAATCTATGTATGGTGCTTGATTCTTTACCAGTAACTTCTTTCATTCTTTGTGAAGCTTTTGCTGATAAGGCAGTTTGGGATATAAATTGTTCCACAAATATTCTAATTACTATATCTATTATAGTTGATTTACCACTACCTGCTGAACCTGATATAATAGCTACATTATTATCTATTAAACTTAATACTGCTTTTCTTTGTTCATCTGTTGGCTCATATCCCTTTATTTGTTCAAATTGATTAAATGCTAGTTCTATTTGTTTATTTGTTGGAGAAAATTCACACTCACTATCGTTTAGTTCAGTTAAAATATCTAAAATATATTTCTCCCTTTTATAATATTTCAAAAGTCCTATTTGGTCATTATCAATATGTAAAAATTTCTCTTTATCTACTTCTGATTCTAGTATCTCCAAATATAAAGAATAACATTCCTTTATCTTGTCTTTTACTATCTTATTTAGTATTTCAATATTAATTCTAGTATGACCATTACTTTCTCCTTCTTCTGCTAAAAAATATTCTATATATGACTTAGTTCTAAATTTACTTATCTTCAGCTCTTTATTTGTTTTAAGTGCTAATTTATCCACTCTATCAAAACCTAATCCTTTAATTTTAGTTAATATATATGGATTTTCTTTTAATTCTCTTTTTAACAATATTGGATTAGGTTGATAAATTAATAGTTTTTTAATCATTGTTACAGTAATTCCTAATGGTCTTAACATTGTCATAATATCAGCAAGAACATAATTCTCCATAACTTTATCTTGAATTTTCTTAAATGTAAAATCTTTAATACCTTTAGTTATTGATAGGTCAACTTCCTCATTATTCATTATCATTTCAACAATATTAGGATAACTATTTAATAATGTATCTGCTTGCGTTTCTGTAATTATACATTTTAAAAATTTAGATTGTGACTCCACAGTGTTAGGTGTTTCTGGTATTGCTGACATAACTTCATATTGCCATTGTTTATATTTTTTATTATATACTTTCTTTGCCTCACATGAATAATCTAAGCCTATTGTAAGTTTTTGCATTTTACCTATTAATGTACTTGTGTATAATTTATCACTATCAAATAAATTCTCTTCTTTTTTTGAACTTGGTAACTCTTTATCTGTTGAGAATTTATATACTCCATATAAAGTATCATCATTATAATATCTTTCTGCTATAGGACTCATATTAAATTCAAATATATCTTCACTCATTTACTCATCTCCCTTTATTGTTTTATGATATTTTCCTATCTGTTTTCCATTTAGTATAAGATTTTAATTCTTTAACTGCATATTTCTCATCTTGTTTGTCGCATAATACTGCTATTCTATTACCTTTTTTGATAATTTCATTATATTGTGAATAAATATATGCCCAACAAGCTACCTCGACTAACCCATAGGCTGTGCATAATGTAACATAAGAATATTGTTGTTTCCTTTTATTCTTTTTAACAACTGAATTTGCTATAACACCTACTATTGTTGTTTCAGTATTATTATTTGCGTCCTCATAAGAAGTTAAATATTTAGATACATCATTAAAAGGATTATAAGTTAAAAATATTGACAATGTTTCAAACTCCCACATCTCTTCATCTTGCATATATTTGTTTTCAAAATCATTTACTATTTTTTCATTTTTATTTAATTGATTTTTAATATATTCTTTTTCTTTTTCTATATTATATAATCTCAATCTTTCTTCTTTGTTTTTAATAACGTCTGTATCAATTCCATATTCTTGTAATCTACTTAAAGGTGAAGGAGTTGACATTAGTGGCGAAAATCCTTTAGTGTTTATTTTATATTGTTTTGCATATTTGAGTAATAAATTTCTTTTACTCTTGCATGGTATTGAACCAGATTTAACTAAACTTATTAATTGACTATCTGAAATAGAAACTCTTGATACTAAATCATCTAACGACTTATATTTTCCATTGATATTTCTTTCTTCTATTATTGGAAAAATAGACGTTTCACCGACTCCACTTATTGAAGAAAGACCAAATAATATCTTATCATTATCAACTATAAAATTCATTTCAGACTTATTTATTTGAGGAGGTAACACACTTATACCATTATTTAAAGCATCAGTTATGTATTTATTTAATTTACCATTATCATTCTTTTTTAAGTTTAATAATGCTTTATAGAAATAAACTGGATAATGAGCTTTTAAATATGCTGTTTGCAAACATAATACTGCATACGAAAATGAATGAGATTTATTAAATAAATATCCACCCTTCTTTCTCATATCACTACTTATTATAGTTGCTAAATCTTCGGTATAACCTGTTTGAATAATTTCATGATGTAGTTTATCTGACTCTTGTTGCACAAGTTCTATTTCCTTATGTCCTATTGCTTTTCTAAATTTATCTGCTCCACCATATGTTCTTCCACCAAAAACTCTTACAACATCTAGTAGTTGTTCTTGATATAATAAACAACCATATGTAACACCTAAAATTGATTTCATATTTTCATGTACAAACTTAACTTTACTTCTATCATGTTTACATTGTATAAATTCTTCCAATGCACCCATACTATCAGGTCTGTAAAGTGCTATTACAGCCGAAAGTTCTTCTAAATTATTAGGTTGTAATCTTAGTAATAAATCTTTCATGCCACTTGATTCTACTTGAAAAACTGCATTTGTATCAGCACGACTTAATAATTCATAGCTTAATACATCTTCTTCAAACTTAGGGTTATTTACGTTTATTTCCCATTCATCTATGTTCAAATCATTTAATACATCTTGTACAAGTTTTAATGTTTTAACTCCTAATAGGTCAAATTTAATAATTCCTATTTCCTCAATTATTCTTTTATCTACTTGTATTACTTGTTCTCCTTTTCCTCCTCTTGACATTCCCATATAATCATTAATGGTTGTATTAACAATTCCAACACCACCAGCGTGAATACCTACACCTCTTGCACGCCCACTAAGTTTACCAGCTATATCAAAAGCATCTTTATAGTCTGGAAACTCTTCATATATGTGAGGATTATTTTTCATACATTCTTCAAATGTTTCAAATGAAAATCTTTTAGCTATTTTGGTTGCTATTTTATATGGTATATTGCAAACTCTAAAAGAATCAGCGATAGAATTATGTGGTGTAATAAAATTAAAATTAATAACTTGACATACTTTATCACTTCCATATTTATTTGTTAAATATGTTATTACTGGTTCTCTATCACTTAAATCTATATCTAAATCTGGCATAGATACTCTCTCAGGATTTAAAAAACGTTCAAATATTAAATTATATTTTACTGGGTCTAAATCTGTTATGCCTAATAAATAACATATAAAACTTCCAGCTCCACTCCCACGCCCTGCACCAACCATAATATTATTATCTTTAGCCCAATTAATGAAATCCCATACTATAATAAAATAACCATCAAAATTCATTTGATTAATTACACTTAGTTCATATTCAACTCTTTCTTTTCTTACTGTAATTTCTTCTTTAGTCATATTATCTATTTTTCTTTTTTTCCAACCATTATTAATTAAATGACTTAAATATTCATTATTAGTTTTAAATTCTTTTGGTAGTGGAAAAGAAGGTAATTGTGGTTCTTGAAAAGGCATTTTAACATCTTCTATTAAATCTGATACTTTATTTGTATTATTTAAACCTATATTTACTGCTAAATTACCTATTTGTTTATCCATTATTTCATGTATTTCATCTTCAGATTGTAAATAACATCCTTCATAACTTTCAGACATTGTTTCTTTATCTTGTGCTATTTGTACATGCCTACCTTGATAATATAAATCTTCTTTGGTTGCTGAATGGCTATCTGTTGTTATAACATATTCTGTATTTGTATCTTTGCTTAATTGCAATATTTTTTGATTATATACTTCTTGGTCAATACTACTATGTGATTGCATTTCCAAATAAAAATTAGGGAAAATGGTCTTATATTCTTTTATATATTTAATACATTTATTATAATCACTTTCTCTTGCTAATTTACTTCCTAAACAAGCAGATAAAACAATTAAATCTTGTCCATAATCTTTTAATAAATTTAAATCTACTCTTGGTTTATAGTAAAACCCTTTAAAGTTACTATCAGATATTGCTTTATTGATATGTTTTCTTCCATTTTCATTTTTAGATAGTAAGACTAAATGGAAATACTTACTATCTTTATCTTTTATATTAATATCAAAACATTCATAGGCTTCCATACCATAAATTATTTTAATATTTTTGTATTTATTTTCGTTTAGCAATTGTGAATAATACACCCAAGAATATTGGTTTCCATGATTAGTTATAGCAAATGAATTTATTCCCAAATCTAAACATCTATCTAAATATTCTTTTGGATGAGAAAATCCATCTAGTAATGAAAATTCATCATGATTATGTAATGGTGTATACATATTAGTTCTCCTTTCTAATCTGCTATTTTATTAATCCCAGCCTGTCATATCACCCCAACCGTCGTCTTCTGAAATTGGTATACTCCAATCTTGATTGACTTTAAATGTTTTATTTGTAGGCGTCCATAACGAATAATAATCACATAAGTGAAAATTAGTATCTAATGAATTAGGATTCTGCCTACAAAAATCACACCAATAACAAAGTGGAGTGGGTTTGGGTATCATTTGTTCTGTACCGATTTCTTGATAATAAATAATTTCATCTATTAATTTATTTAGTTTTTTAAATCCTCTATCTAAATATCCTTTTGTTCCTCCAATTTGTTTTTCACCTAAAAAAATCAAATCATAAATACATGAACTAGGGAATTTACCATACATTTTATAACATGCTAAACTATATATATACATTTGTAATGGTGTAGCTAATTTAGCTTTTTCAAATTCTTTATTATTCGTTTTATAATCAATTACCCTTATTTCTCCTGATATTTTGTTTCTATCAACCCTATCAATAAAACCTTTAATTAAAACCTTATTATTAAATAATATTAAAAATTCTGTTTCTGTGCCTATAACTTCCCAATCTTCTTCTAATTGTTCAGTAAATAATTGATTCTTATATGTTTTTAATTTATCTTCATATGTTAATCCACTTTTAGAGTTTATTTCTTCAAAATCAAATGGGTACTCTTCTTTTAATTGATTAATACCTAGTAATGTTGTTTCACCATCTTTACAACCATTTAACATTTTATTCCATATTGAATTAATATCTTCTCCTTGATATTTTAATTCTAGCCCCTTATGGCATAAACTACCTAAATTTAAAGCTAAGGAATCTACTTTTGGATAGTTCTTATCTACGTATTTAATTTTATATTTTCGTGGACAACTTAAAGTATCAATTCTTGAATAACTTAATATATTGTGTATAGGTAATTTTTTTAATATATTATCTATATTATGTTTCTTTTCCATTTTGTAACACCTTTCTTTCTTTTAACATTTTATTAAATATACTTATATCATCTGAAGGACTTTGTTTCTCATTTAATATGTTTCCATTTATATCTACCATAGCTGATACAGTTATTTGTAGTATAAATTTATTGGCTTCTTCTCTATAACTTTTGTTATCTACCTTCCCATTATCTAATCTGTGTACATCTTCGTCATAACAAAGGACTACTTCTCCTATTCCAAGTCTAGTTATTTTTTCAACTTGTACTTTTGATAATATATGTCCTCCTATTGCTACTACATTTCTTATTCCGTTGTCCCACAACAACATTACATTTTTTTCAGATTCCACAATAATGACAAAACCTTCTTCTTTTATAAATTGCATTGTTTTATATAAGCCATATAATAATTTAGATTTTGCACATGGCTCTAAATAGATATACTTATCTTCATAACTTGGACATTTTTTTAATGCGTATCTTCCCTTTATTCCTACTAATGTTGCTAATTCATCTCTAATTGGAATCGTAAATCTATTTGTAGATAAGTCATAACTTACTTCAAATTCTTTTTGTGTACTATATGATATACCATCTTGTTTGAATAATTTGCTTAAATAAGGATAATAATATGTTAATATTTGCTCGCTTATTGGCTTTATATATTCTTTTTCATCATCACATTCTATACCTTCACTCATATCTAATAGCATTCTAGTTAGTTGTAAACTCTTAGGTATTTCTTCTTGTTCTTCTTGATAAAAGTCTAACCCCAATGTTTCACATAACCACTTTAAAGCAAATGGAAAATATAAATCCTTAATAAAACATACTAATGTAAATAAGTTTGAGTGACCATATTTATCTTTAATGTTTCTAGTATATGAATCAATCACCAAGGATTCTATATAAATTGACATTCCTTTTTTAGCATCTCCATTTGGAAAACTACAAGTTATATATCTATTGTTGTCATGTATTTTAATATTATGACAACCTAATTCTTGCAATATATATTCTAACTTATCATTAATAATTATGTATTCTTGTATGTCTTGAGCAGTCATAATCCTTCATCACCTACTTACTTGCTTTAATTAAATGACCCATTTCTAACCATATATTTTTATCTAAATCTACTTCTAATACTGGTATTTTATCTTTGCTTCCCGACCTATTTTTATCTACTTTAATTGCATAATATGTTTTATTTAAGTCTAAGTCCATTTCTCTTATTTCACCCCAACACATGTTTTCATTAGGGACTACTTTATATTTATGGTATTCTTCTTTTATCAATCTTTTTCCAAGTATAAGATGGTCTAGTACATGCTTTAATTGTTTTGCATTTGCTATATTGTTTGATGAAAAACTAAAAATATCTGTATAAACTGAGTCATCAGTTAACTGTATATCAACCCATAGGCAACACTTTAATTCTCCCATTAAATCAGCTAACATGGTTGTGGTTTGCTTTAATATAGCCCAATTTTCGTCCTTATAGCCCTTTAATGTATCGTATATAAAATATTTAACACCTTTAGATAAAGCATTTTTTCGTATTTTAAATTCTAAATTGTTATCACTATAATCTTTTAATCTTTCAAAAAATATGGTATTTCCTTCTTGTGAATCTATCCATTCAGCTACTTTTAATACTTTTCTATAAGCAGAAGATTCTTTTTCTACTCTTGTTAAAAAGTCATCTTCACTTTCTATATACTCACCATCTGAATTTGATTTTCTTTCTATTACAGTTCCTAAATCATCTTTATAAATTCCTAATACTATTTCTCTTTCTACTTTACCTATGTCAACTCCATGAATTTGTTTAAAAAATTCATTATTAATAACAGTAGTTAGAAGACAGGCTCTAATATCATCCTCATCTGTTTCATTTGCTATTAAATATACCTTCTCTCCTTTAACAAATGCAATGAATGATGCTAATAATATTGCTAATCTGGTCTTTCCTTCGTTACTTAAAAAACCAAGTGCAAACATCTTACCAAGTCTCAAACCTCTAAACATTTCATTTAATAATTTAAAAGGTATTTCTAGCCCCATTTGTGGTTTTAATAACCATTTTTTAACGAAATCTACATTACTATTATTCATTGCTATAGTTTCTTCATCTGATAATATTTCTGTACTAATTTTATCTGCACCACTTCTAATGATTTTATATATATCATTTGCTTTCATAATATTGAATTTTGGATGACTCATTATCTTTTGTACTGCATAACCTTTTTTATCATATTCCCTTACTAATGAATACTTTTTTATTATTTCTATGTAATTTTTAAAATCATCAGGGTTAGATAAACTCATCCATGTTTTTATTGTTTTAAATCCACCATATCTCCTATAATCTTTTAATCTGTCTTTATCTTGACTCATATATGTATTTAATTTATTTTCATCTATAGTTTGAGTGAAAGTTTTATACATTAGTTCGAAATTATCATAAAAAAACTTTGTAACTTCGTCTGAGAAATCATATTTTGATTTTATAAATCTACCATGCTCTATGTATAAATCTGTATTTTTAAACATTGCACCTACAACTAATATTTCATTTTGTATATTTTGTAATAATGTTTCGTCCATTATGTCACCACCTCATTAATATATCTCGTCTAATATATCTCCAATATCTACTTCATTTTTATTTCTTGATTGTTCTGCTTTTATTTTTGAATAATCTATTTTTATTTCATCTTTTAAATTGTTATTTTTTTGTATTAAATCAGCTTGTAATAACTGTTGTTGTCTTTGCCATGCTTTATAGCTATCATATTTATTTATAATAATAGCTAAGTCATAATTTAATCTAGAATATCCATTCATTTCTTTACCTTTTGTAACATTATTTGATGCTACCTTATCTAAATATGTCTTTTTCTTCTTAAACATATTTAACAAATCTTCATATGTAATTCCCTCGGATATTCTTTTGTCATTACCATTATTAATTTCAGCAATTTTAAAATAGAACTGTTTCGGTAATGTTGAAATATCATAGGTTTCCATTAAATATTTTATAAACTCATTTTTATTAGTTGTTCTATTTACTTCTTGTTTTTTTGCTTTTAACTTGTTATGTTCTTTTTCCATCTCTATTTTTGTATTTTCTTCTTGTTCTACTTGCATTGTCTTTTTAATTATTTCAAGTTTGGAATGTACTATATCAATATTTAATCCTTTATTTAATTCTTTTTGTATGTAACATTCAATTTCAATATATTTTCCCTTATCTTTTATGTAATCAATAGAATCTAATGCAAAATCATTTTTACATACTGCACATTTTCTAGTTGCTTTTTTAGCCATGAATATTCCTCCAAATCAATTTTTAGAAAAGGGAGGAATATAAAAATTCACTCCCTAAATAATATTATTCACTAACAATTTGTACGTATTTCTTTAATTTTTCAATGTCTGTTAAGGACTCATATTTCATTGGTAATCCACTTGTCTTTATTTTATTACCAACCAATTGTTTTTTGTCTTTAGTTAATTCTGATAATTTTTCTTTAATTAAAGTATAATAATCATCAATTGACATATCATCATCATTTACATTTAAGTGATTATCTTCTAATTCTTGGTTATATTCTTTTTCAATTGATTCTTGGAATGATGGATTCATTTCAATTTTATTCTTACCCTTATTACTATCAATTACTGATTGCCACATTGTTAATGAAGGACTTTCAATGACTACATTTTGACCAAATACACCTGTTCTATCTTTGTTTTCAACATATGCATTAACATCTCCAACCTCATTAATAAATAGTCTTAATACAGTTCCTACATTGTATCCCATTCCTTTAAATCCGTCTGGTAGCTTCTTACCAGTTGGTACTGATTGTATTTTACCATCATCTGCTTTAACTGATTTCTTTTCATCAACTTCTCTAGCAGTTACATAGTGATGTTTTCCTGTAGAAATTAATTTTAATATTAATTCTTGTGACCTTTCTTTGTTAAGTTTGTTATAATCTTTCAACTCTAAACCAGCACCTTGTACGGCTACTAATGTTTCTTCTGCCGTTTTATTTTGTGCTTTTGATTTAACCTTAGCTCTCTTCTCTGAAAATTTAGTCAAAGCAATTGATGAAGCATTATATATTACAGTTGAACCATCTAATACTATAAAGTCAGGGTTAAATATGTTACCATCAGCATCTTTTACTTCTTGTCCATCTTCTACAATTTCTTCTCCTTCATCATCATAATAGTAAAACGGTTCATTTTTTTTAGCTTTATCTAATAATGACATAACTTCTGTATAACTTTCTGTATAAATTATGTAAGCATTTTCTGTATTAAACCCATATTGTTCTGCTTTTCTTTCTAACGCGGTGTCTATTCCTCCAAATTCTGAATCAATAATTAATACTTTCATAGGTGACCCATCTGGATTAGTCAAAGCAAGTGCTTCAGCTCCTATTGAACTTTTCCAAGTTCCTTGGTCTCCGTAAACTAAGAAGCTCAATGTTTTTTGAATATCGTTACCTTTTCTACTTTTTGCCATAATA